CAATGGACAAACAAAGTCTGGTTTATATTCTTTGTTTATCCCAATGGAATGGAACTATGAAGGATTTATTGACGAATACGGACAACCTGTATTTAATAACCCAAATCATGATGTATACGGACCCGACGGTGAATTGATTGATATAGGTATAATTGATCATTGGAATAATGAAGCTGAAGGTTTGAAATCAGATCAAGACGCGTTAAACGAGTTTTACAGACAGTTTCCAAGAACTGAAGAACACGCGTTTAGAGATGAAGCAAAAAATAGTATATTTAATTTAGTTAAAATATACGAACAGATAGATTATAATGAAGGAATAGGTAATGATTCAGTTGTTACTACTGGAAATTTTCAATGGATAAATGGTGTTAAAGACACTCAAGTTATTTTTTATCCAGATGCAAAAGGTAGATTTAAAATAAGCTGGGTGCCACCTGTAAATCTTCAAAATAAAACAATAATTAAAAATGGAGTTAAATATCCTGGAAACGAGCACATGGGCGCTTTTGGCTGCGATAGTTATGATATTAGCGGTACTGTTGATGGTCGAGGATCCAACGGATCTCTTCATGGATTAACAAAGTTTTCTATGGAAGACGCTCCGCCAAACCATTTTTTTTTAGAATATATAGCTAGACCACAAACCGCAGAGATATTTTTTGAAGACGTACTAATGGCTTGCATATTTTACAGCATGCCAATACTTGCAGAAAATAATAAGCCAAGGCTTTTGTACTATTTTAAACGTAGAGGATATAGAGGCTTTAGCATGAATAGACCAGATAGAGTTTGGAACAAATTATCTACGGCTGAAAAAGAAATAGGTGGTATACCAAACTCTAGCGAAGATATTAAACAAGCTCACGCAGCTGCTATTGAAATGTACATCAACGACCATGTTGGTAACAAAGGCGATGGCGTTTATGGTAATATATATTTTAATAGAACTTTAAACGATTGGGCTAAGTTTGATATAAATAAAAGAACTAAGTTTGATGCTTCCATAAGCTCTGGCTTAGCAATAATGGCTTGCAATAGACATTTATATACACCACGAGCACAAGTAACAAAACAACCACTTAATATAAATATAGCTAAATATAGCAATACCGGTAACACATCAAGAATAATAAAATAAAAATATGGCAGAGTCTGTTATAAAAAGTTATTTTCCAAGTCAAGTAGTTAGTGATGCTGAAAAGCTTAGTTATGACTATGGATTAAAAGTTGCTAAAGCAATAGAAACAGAGTGGTTTTACGATGATAATTCTCGCACTAGGTATGATGATAATTTCAATAATTTTCACAAATTAAGATTATACGCAAGAGGTGAGCAACCTGTTCAAAAATATAAAGACGAATTATCTATAAATGGTGATTTAAGTTATTTAAACCTAGATTGGACGCCAGTACCAATTATACCTAAGTTTGTAGATATAGTTGTTAATGGTATTGCAGACAGAGCTTTTGAAGTAAAAGCATATTCTCAAGATGAATATGGCATTGCTAAAAGAACTGAGTATATGGAAAGCATACTAGGTGATATGGCTGCTAGAGAGATGAACGATTTTGCGGCTCAAGAGTTTGGTATTAACTTATACGAAAACGATCCTAAAACTTTACCTGAAAATCAAGAAGAACTAGAGCTACACATGCAGTTAAGCTACAAGCAAGCTGTAGAAATAGCAGAAGAACAAGCTATAAATGTACTGCTACAAGGTAATAATTACGACTTAATAAAAAGAAGACTTTATTATGATTTAGCAGTTTTAGGTATTGCAGCTGTAAAAACAAACTTTACAACATCAGATGGCGTTACGGTTGACTATGTAGATCCAGCCGATTTAGTTTACTCTTATACTGAGTCACCATACTTTGATGACATATACTATGTAGGCGAAGTTAAAACAATACCTATAAACGAGCTTGCTAAACAATTTCCACATTTAACGCAAGATGATTTAGAAGAAATACAAAACTCAGGTTACACACAAAAATCTAACTACAATAAAAGCGGAGCTAGATACGAAGATACAGATAGAAATAAAGTTCAAGTTTTATACTTTAATTATAAAACATATATGAACGAAGTTTACAAAGTAAAAGAAACAGGCAGCGGTGCTATTAAGCTAATTGAAAAAGATGATAGCTTTGATCCGCCTGCAGATACTCAAGGTAATTTTTCAAAACTAGAAAGAGCTATTGAGACTCTTTACGAAGGCGCGTTAGTTTTAGGAACTAGCAAGCTTATTAAATGGGAGATGTCTGAGAATATGATGAGATCAAAAAGTAATTTTACTAAAGTAAAAATGAATTATAGTATTGTTGCTCCTCGTATGTACAAAGGTAAAATTGAATCACTAGTTAGAAGAATAACTGGCTTTGCTGATATGATACAGCTTACGCACTTAAAGCTACAGCAAGTTATGTCGCGTATGGTTCCAGATGGCGTATATCTTGATGCTGATGGCTTAGCTGAGGTAGACTTAGGTAATGGCACAAACTATAATCCACAAGAAGCTTTAAATATGTTTTTTCAAACAGGTAGTGTTATAGGTAGATCATTTACAAGCGAAGGTGATATAAATCCTGGTAAAGTGCCTATACAAGAAATAACTAGCGGTAGTGGCGGTAATAAAATCAATGCTTTAATAGGAAATTATAATTATTATATGCAAATGATTAGAGACGCTACTGGCTTAAATGAAGCTCGTGATGGTAGCTTGCCAGATGAAAGAGCTTTGCTTGGCGTTCAAAAGCTAGCTGCCGCTAATAGTAATACTGCTACAAGACATATATTAAATTCTGGTTTATTTTTAACAGCTGAAGTTGCAGAGCAATTATCTCTTAGAATATCAGATATTATTGAATACTCGCCAACTAAAGAAGCTTTTATACAAAGCATAGGCGTTCATAATGTTGCTACACTTGAAGAGATGTCAGAACTTCATCTATACGACTTTGGTATATTCTTAGAGCTAGCTCCAGATGAAGAAGAAAAAGCTATACTTGAAAACAATATACAGCAAGCTTTATCGCAAAAAACTATCGACCTTGAAGACGTTATTGATCTTAGAGATATAAGTAATGTTAAAGTTGCTAATCAAATGCTTAAGATACGAAGAAATAAAAAGCAGCAAAAAGATCAACAAATGCAGCAACAGAATATTCAAGCTCAAGCTCAAGCTAACGTTCAACAGCAACAAGCTTCTGCTCAGTTAGAAATACAAAAGCAACAAGCGTTAAAGCAAGCTGAAGCTCAAATGATGCAGTTGCAGGCTCAGCTCGACGCTAGTAGAATACAGGCTGAGTCGCAAATGAAAGCTCAACTTGCAACTCAAAAGTTTCAGTTTGACATGCAGTTAAAATCTTTAGAAACTCAAGGAATTAAAGACAGAGAAAAAACTAAAGAAGATCGAAAAGACAAAAGAACAAAAATACAAGCCTCTCAACAATCAGAGCTTATAGATCAAAGAAAAACAGGTGGATCACCTAAAAAGTTTGATTCTGCAGGTAATGATATACTTGGAGGTGGGCCTAGCATAGACGATAATATGCCTATGCAGTAACACTAATTTATATATTATTTTATTATGGAAGAAAAAGAAAACGTAGTTGAAGAAACTACACAAGAGCAAACTATTGACGAAAGCAAATTTCAAAGCGCTGAAGATGATAGTGTAATTAAAATAGATTTAGATAAACCTGTAGAAGATGCCACTGGAGAGCAAAGCACAGATGAGGTACCTGTTCGCAACGAATCCGAAACTAGCGAAGAAGTACGTAAAGAAAACGTCGAAGAAAAAGTTGAAGAACCTGCCGGAGAGTAGAAGAAGTAACTGAACAAGTTCAAGAAGCAGTTGCTGAAGCTGAAGCTACAGGTAAACCACTACCTGAAAATATTCAAAAGTTAGTTGACTTTATGAATGACACAGGTGGAGACATAGAAGATTACGTTAAATTAAATAAAGATTATTCTAACTTAGATAATGTAAGTCTTCTTAGAGAATATTATAAACAGACTAAACCTCATTTAACTTCAGAAGAAGTTGACTTTTTAATGGAAGATCAATTTTCTTTTGATGAAGAAGTTGATGAGGAAAGAGATATAAAAAGAAAAAAATTAGCTTTGAAGGAGCAAGTTGCTCAAGCAAAGAACCACTTGGAAAGTGTAAAATCCAAATATTACGATAGTATAAAACAAGGCTCTAAGCTAACAACTGAACAGCAAAAGGCTATTGATTTTTTCAATCGTTATAACAAAGAGTCGGAAGACAATAAAAAAGTAGCTGAACAACAGCAACGAACGTTTTTAAATAAAACTAATCAACTATTCAACAAGAACTTCAAAGGTTTTGAATATAGTGTTGGAGATAAAAAGTTTAGATATAACGTTAAAAACACAGATACTGTTAAAGATACTCAAAGCGATATTAACAACTTTATAGGAAAGTTTCTTAATGAAAGTAATGAAATGTCAGATGCTAAGGGCTATCACAAGAGTTTATTCACGGCTATGAACGCTGACGCTATAGCACAGCACTTTTATGAACAAGGTAAAGCAGATGCTTTAAAAGAAAGTATTGCTAAGTCTAAAAACGTTAGTATGAATCCTCGCCAAGAATTTGGTGGTGTTCAAAATAACAGCGGCATGAAAGTTAAAGTGTTAGGCGACAACTCTTCTGATTTTAAATTTAAAATTAAAAGAAAATAATTAACATTTAAAACATTTTATTATGGCAATTACAGCTGGACCTAATTTGAATAGTGTACCTGCTCCAAGAAAGCAGACACTAGCTACAAATTATCTAGACTTCACGGGAACTGCAAACTCGTGGGGACAACAATATCTGCCTGACTTGATGGAAAAAGAAGCTGAGGTTTTTGGACCTCGTACAATTTCTGGTTTCCTTGCACAAGTTGGCGCGGAAGAAGCAATGCAGTCTGATCAAGTAGTCTGGTCAGAACAAGGTAGACTACATTTATCGTACAAAGCGCAAGTTAGTACTGCTTCTGGTGGTACTCAAGTAAACAGTACGAACGTTTCTATCATCACAATTGAAAAAGATATAGACGGTAAAGCTTTACACGCTAACGGACACGGTGTTAGAGTTAACGATACTATTATTGTATCTGATGCTACTAACGGTATTGTTAAGTGTTTAGTAACAAAAGTTCCTTCAACAACAACTATTGAAGTTTCACCTTATGATGCAGGTGCTGCTCAATTAAGTACTACTTCTTCAGAAACTACTACTATATTAGTTTATGGTTCTGAGTTTGGTAAAGCTATGGCTTATACTGCTGGTGCTGGTACAACGGCTGATCTTGAATCAAGAGGAGCTAACGAACCAAGATTCCAAACTTTCACTAACAAGCCTATCATTATGAAAGACTACTACGAAGTGTCTGGATCAGATACATCTCGTATTGGTTGGGTAGAAGTTTCAACTGAAGGTGGACAAGGCGGTTACTTATGGTACTTAAAAGCTGAGTCTGACACAAGAGCTCGTTTCAATGACTATATTGAAATGGCAATGTTAGAAGCTGAGCTTAATGATAGTTCTTCTGTTCTTGACGGTGCTACAGCTCTTTTAAAAGGATCTGCAGCTGGTGACGGAACTGTAGGTACTGAAGGTTTATTTGCTGCTATTGAATCAAGAGGTAATATTACTTCTGGTATCACTGGTGTTAACGCTGCTACTGACTTAGCTGAGTTCGATGCTATTTTAGCTGAATTTGACAAGCAAGGTGCTATTGAGGAAAACATGTTCTTCTTGAACAGAAACACTTCTTTAGCTATTGATGACATGTTAGCTTCTATGAACTCTTACGGTGCTGGTGGTACATCTTACGGTGTATTCAACAACTCTGAAGACATGGCATTAAACTTAGGCTTCTCTGGTTTCCGTAGAGGATCTTATGACTTCTATAAGTCTGACTTCCGTTACTTAAACGACAAAGCTACTCGTGGTGGTATTAATGAAGCTAGCCCAGCTAACGCTATTCGTGGTGTTGTAATTCCAGCTGGTTCTTCATCTGTATATGATCAAACTGTTGGAGCTTCTATTAAGCGTCCGTTCTTACACGTACGTTATAGAGCTTCTCAAACTGATGATCGTAGAATGAAGACTTGGACTACTGGTTCAGTTGGAGCTGCTACAACAGCATTAGATGTGATGCAACTACACTTCTTAACTGAAAGATGTTTGATTACTCAAGCAGCTAATAACTTTATGTTATTGAAGTAAATTGATTACGGTCGGGGCTTCGGCCCCGATCTTTTTTAACTTTTATTATATTATATTATGGCAAAAAAGCAAACAAAAAAGGCTGAAGTAGCGCCTGAAGTAAAAGCTACTAACGATATGGTTGAGGTTGTTATTGAAAAGCCAAAGCCAAAAAAACCAACTTGGGAAATAAAAGATAGAGTTTATTATTTAAGAGGTAGTAAAAAACCTATATCTAGATCAATAAAATCTGCAGGAGTATATTGGTTTGATCAAGAAAAAGGTTACGAAAGAGAATTAAAATATTGTGAAAATCAAAGAACACCTTTTGTTGATGAGATGACTGGTGATCAAAGATTATCTCATATTATATTTAGAGATGGTTCTTTATTTGTTCCAAAAGAAAAAACTACTTTACAAAAACTTTTATCTTTATATCACCCGCATAAAGATCAAATATACTACGAGTTTGAAGCTGATGAAGTAGCTGCTGATGAAATAGAATTATTAGAAATGGAAGCAGACGCAATATTAATGGCTAGACAAATAGATATTGATATGGCTGAAGCTATCATGCGTGTAGAGAAAGGCTCTGAAGTGTCTAAGCTTAGTTCTAAAGAACTTAAAAGAGATTTATTAGTGTTTGCACGAAATAATCCTAGTTTGTTCTTAGAGTTAGCGGCTGATGATAACGTGCAGCTTAGAAACTTTGGTATTAAAGCTGTAGAGCTTGGAATTATTAAATTATCAAACGATCAAAGAAACTTTTTATGGGGATCTAACGATAGAAAAATAATGACTGTACCATTTGACGAGCATCCATATACCGCTCTTGCGCATTGGTTTAAAACTGATGAAGGTATGGAGATTTATGCTAACATAGAAAAGCGATTAAACGCGTAATCATTTATAGAAGAGTAACCGCTCTTCGGGGTGGTTACTTAACTATAAAATATATATAATGGCGGTAAATGTAAATACAGTATATCAAACAGTTTTAGCGCTAGCTAACAAAGAGCAAAGAGGCTATATAACTCCTCAAGAATTTAATCTGTTTGCAAAGCAAGCTCAGATGCAAATATATGAGCAATATTTTTACGACTTAAATCAATTTAAAAGAGTTCCAGGTAATTCTACTGAGTTCTCTAATATGACAGACTTAATAGAACAAAAACTTAACAGAAGGTTTTTAAGATCTGTTGAATCAGATAATTCATCTGTTGTAGGTATACCTGATAGTTTTAGTGAAGTTTTTCATAGACTTTCTGACGTTACAGTTTCATATAAGCACGTATACAACAGGCCGGCTAAAACTTACAAAGTAGATATAATGCCTAAAGAAAAAGTAGATTTAATAGCTTCTTCGGGGCCATTAACAAGACCTTCTTTTACTAGGCCTATAGGTTATTTATATAGAAATCAAGTTTATATACTTCCTTTTAAAAATATAGATACAACTTTTAATCCTGGAACGCATAGTAAAGTTTTCGTAAGCTACTACATACAACCAAAGCCTCCTAGATGGACTTACATTACAGCTGGAACTAAAGCTATATTCAACGCGTCCGCTGGTGATTTACAACACTTTGAGTTACATGCTTCTGAAGAGTATGATTTAATATTAAAAATACTACAAATGGCAGGTATATCTATAAAAGAATTTGCTTTAACTCAAGCGTCTGGCCAAGCAGAAGTAAATATAATATCACAACAAAAACAATAAAAAATGGCTTATTTAGACGGACAAACTCAAAGAGAATACTATGAAGGTCGAGAGTACGGCCAATATCAGTTTGTATCACTTCAAGATGTAATAAGCCAGTTTATGGTAGCTTATGTTGGTGACAATAAACTAATAACAAGCGTTGATAGAACAGACGTTGCTTTTTTTGCTCAAAGAGGTTTAGCTGAACTATCTTTCGATACGTTAAAATCTTTTAAAAGTCAAAGTATAATATTGCCACCTACTTTAGTTATGCCTCTGCCGCACGACTATGTAAATTATACAAGAGTTGTTTGGTGTGACGAGTCAGGTATTAAGCGACCGCTTTATAGAACTACAGATACTCAAAATCCTTTTCAAATTAAACAAACTTGGGGTGGTGGTTACGATTTTCAACCAAATAATTCTGCTATAACATTTAATGATTTTACAGCTCTAAATGGTGTTACAGAGTTTTCTCAGTACTGGCAAAAAACACCTAATGATTCTGGTTCTCAAGCTATAAATCCGTACACAGGAATGACTAACCAATTAAGCGGGCC